GTATCATATGTATCAGATAAACCTGGAGCTTCGTCTGGTGTGAATAGTGACCAATCACCATCTTCCTCAACTCGCTTCATGAATAAATCTGGAGTCCACATTGCTAAAAATAAATCTCTAGCACGCATCTCTTCTTTACCAGTATTTTTTCTTAATTCAATAAATTCAAAAACGTCTGAATGCCAAGGTTCTAAATAAATCGCAAATGAACCTTTACGTTTACCACCTTGATTAATCCAACGAGCAATTTCATTGTATGTCTTCATCATAGGGATTAAGCCATCAGATTCACCGCCTGTACCCTTTATATACGCACCCTTTGCTCTAACATTGTGAACGTGTAATCCAATACCACCGGCCCATTTAGATATGTGTGCAACGTCTTTAATTGTTGAAAACAACCCCTCGATACTGTCGTCTTTATTCGCTAATAAGAAACATGATGACATTTGTGCCTTTGGTGTTCCGGCATTAAACAATGTTGGTGTTGCGTGTGTATATAAATGAGTAGACAAATCATCATAGATCCTTAAGCCCATTTCTAAATCACCATTACAAATACCCATAGCAACTCGCATATAAAGATACTGTGGTCTTTCAACTATTTTTTCGCCAATCTTTAATAGGTATGATCTTTCTAAAGTTTTAATCCCAAAAAAATCAAAATCTAAATCCCTTTCGATATCAATCGCTGAGTCAATTACTTCTTTGTTTTCCAAAACAAAATCATATAAATTTTTTGAAATCAATGATGATTCTTTTCCAGTTTTAGGTTCATTGAAAGAATATAATTGTTTAATACATTGTGAAAATTTATTTGGTGTTGATTTATGTAAATTTGAAACAGCAATTCTACCAGCTAATTTTGCGTAATCTGGATGAGTTGTTGTCATTGATGCGGCGGTTTCAGCCGCTAGTTTATCTAACTCTAATGTACTAATTCCATCATATATCCCTTGCGTTACTTTAAGAGTGATGTATGTTGGGTCAATATATTCCAAATTTAAGTCATGACAAAGGGCACTAATTCTTTTAGTAATTTTGTCATATCTCATTTCTTCTAATTCACCGTTTCTTTTTTTTACCTTCATTTTTTATTATTTTAAAAATCCATGTCAGAAAATGCGCTGTCAAGTTCTTCTTCAGCTTTATTATGTACTCCTGCTTTTTGGTACTCAGCAACTCTTTTTTCAAAGAAATTGGTTTTACCTTGAATAGCGATATTCTCCATGAAGTCAAATGGATTCGCTACGTTGTATACTTTAGAACAACCTAAAGCAACTAATAATCTGTCTGTGACAAATTCAAGATACTGAGACATTAAATCTGAGTTCATACCGATTAATCTAACAGGTAACGCCTCTAATATAAATTCCTTCTCAATTTCTAATGCGCTAACAATGATTTCTTTAAGTTTCTTTTCAGGTATTTTTTTCTCAATATGACTGTTGTATAAATGACAAGCAAAATCACAATGCATACCTTCGTCTCTAGAAATTAATTCATTGGAGAATGTTAATCCAGGCATTAGACCTCTCTTTTTTAACCAAAAGATAGAACAAAATGAACCCGAAAAAAAGATACCTTCAACAGCCGCAAACGCAACTAATCTTTCAACAAAAGATTCAGAATTAATCCATTTAATAGCCCAATCAGCTTTCTTTTTAATTGCTGGGATAGTATCTACTGCACGGAAAAGATGCATTTGTTCTTCTCTATCTTTAATGTATGTGTCAATCAATAATGAATATGTTTCACTATGGATATTTTCCATCATTATTTGAAATCCGTAGAAAAATTTTGCTTCAGTATATTGAACCTCATTTACGAAGTTCATTGCTAAATTCTCATTAACAATACCATCCGATGCCGCAAAAAATGCCAACACATTCTTAATAAAATGTTGCTCATCATTATTAAGTTTATGCTCCCAGTCAGTAATATCTTGACCTAAATCAATCTCTTCTGCTGTCCAAATACACGCTTCTTGTTGTTTGTACAATTTCCAAATATCCTCATGTTCTATTGGGAACAAAACAAATCGGTTTGGGTTTTCAACCAAAATTTTCTCTACCATAATTTATTGTTTTTTTAGTTAGTTACGCGAGTTTTTGTTTTCTCGTCTAATAGTTTTCTAATTCTTTGCTTGTTTTTTTCTTCTTTGTCTTGTTCAAAACCAAGCATAGTGCTTTGTGAATCAGTATCAATCGTTAAATACTCATTGTTAAAGTGGCAGTTATCAAATATAACACCATCTCTACCAACTCTAGATTTTAACAATGTAAGAGTTGCCAAATTTAATTCTTTTTGTTGTAATGTTTTACCAATAGATAAAACTACGTGACCAATTTGTGCTTTCTTAATAGAACCACCCATTTGGTCCGTTGTAACTACTTCGCTTTTAATTGATTCTCTATTACCTTGTGTTGCAGTCCAGATTGCAATATCAAACTCAGAAGTCATCGATTCCAATTGTCTCATAATAGCACCTTCACCTTTCCATTCTTCACCAAATGCACTTCTTTCTGGTGAAATACAATCAACATAGTCCAGTGTTAATAAATCTATTTTAAAACCATCGGCAATCATCTTTCTTAATTTAGATTTAATTTCACTAACGGTTACAGAATCACTAGGTAATTTTAATAACCTAATTTGACCTTTAGACCTTTCTTTGGCTTCATTAACTCTTTTTTCAACCTCTTCAGGAACTTCTGTTTGGTCGTCTGGCGCAATCCCAGACCAAATTGTAAAATGCTTTCTTTTAATATTATTGACGTTATCCTCAAAAAATATTTGAACAACATTAAAATCATTATTAAACGCTGCGTTCGCAAACTTGGTTAGTAACGTTGTTTTACCAGTACCTGTTGGTGCTAATACCACACCTAACTCACCTCTACCTAGACCACCCTTTAATAAGTTATCAACGCCCACAACACCTGTTGGTATAGCGGTTCTACAATCTTTTTGTAATGCCGACATAACATCGTCAAAAATATCTGTCATATCATGATCAATCACACCAACCTGTAGTGCTTTTTGAATAATATTTTCAATTCTTTTGTATGCTTCAAATTCACCGTCATTAGTTATCGCCTCAACTTCTTTTAATGCTTTCTTTAACACTTGTTGTTTACAGAAATTAAGGGCACTGCCTTGAATGTGCAATGCATCGTTAATTTCTATAGTTTGAATATCACTTAATGTGTCAATAATAACTTTAGAAGACGATGAACCTTCTTTTGTTTCAATTAAAATTTTATTTTTAATAGTTTCATAAGCTGGTATTGAATTTAAGGTTATATACAACTCTTTAATATGTTCCATAATCACTCTAAAATACACACCATCAAAGTAGTTGCTTTCGATAACTTCAACAATTGAATCACCGAATTTTTTATCTTCAATAATTGTTTTTAATAATGATTGTTGGAATCTAGGACCCAAATAACCAAAATTCATTTCTTTCGACATAATCTTTTTTTTTAAATTAAATTAAATAACTATATCTTACAGTTCATACTGTAGATATACCGTTTCTAGGTCTTCTCTTGACATTATGTCAGTTAAATCAGATAAAATTCTTCTCAAATTTGGTCTAATGTCAACCGAGTATCTCACTTTTGGATGGAACACACTCGCAAGGAAAATCCTTTCAATAAATACATCGTTACCTTGTTTCACTTGTAACAAAAAGTATTGTTCTTCGGTTTCTTTTGGGTCTTCCACGTATGTCGAATTCAGGATATAATTTTGATTTTCAACCAAATAATTGGAACTTTTTATTTTTAAATCCTCACTAATTTCTACACAAATATCTTGTATATAATAGTGCAGGTCCATAGACCGTCTACTAACTGGGTTATAGTCGTGGACATTAAAAAATCTTTGGCAGATGATGTTATTGTCCAACGTCAAAAGGAATTCAAATTTGTTTTGTTCTTGGATGTTCATGTTTTAAATTTTAAATTTTATTATTTTTTTATTTTTTTCTTTTCTGGTTAACCTCAGAAAGGGGTTTAGAAATTTTATCCAGGCGTCTTCTTGTTTGGGTAATACGGTGAACATCCCGTCATCCATCATCATTTTCATAGTATTTTTATATGATCGCCCTTCGGAATCCAATGTTTCATTTATTAAGTCAAGTATTTGCGTTTTCGCATCATCAGTTAATATTGGTTCCGTTAAATCAACTATTTTTTCATTTGTTTCGAAAAATTCTTCACCTAGTACCCCTAATTTGCTAACACCAGTAAGTAAATTCTGTAAGGTTTTGTTGTGTTTATCCACTTGCCATATTTCTTCTGCTTTAGTTCTAACC